ATGTTTCCCCGCGAAGGTTTCAACCTCGACGCTCAAACCGAAATCACCACCACACCTACTGCCGCTGCAGTGACCCTGGCTAACGCCAAGACCATCCGCGTTATTGTCATCGGCCTGTCAGGTGGCGACGCTACCGTGACCATTGGCGGCCAGGCTGTCGTCATCGCTGAAGCCACTGACCTTGATCTTAACGGCGTGGGCATTGCTCACATCCGTGGCGCTCTCTGCGACGCTGACAACAATGTTTCCTACAGCCTCAGCGCTGGAACCGTTGGCGGTGTGTTCTATGAGCTTGTTGATGGCCCTAAGCGCTAGTCTCTAGCCCGATAAACTGAATATCCAAGAGCCCCTTCGGGGGCTTCTTTAATGGCGGAAGACTAGAGAGTATTCTTGCAAGGAACAACCTATGGCTGACCGTATTTACGGCATTCAGCAAGGCCAGCCCGCCGACGTTGCAAACTTCTTTAAGTCTCGTAACCGAGTAGCGGACCTGCCTCTTGTTCAACACATCTATGAAGTCTCAACTTTAAAGTCTAATACAGCAAAACCTCGCGCCACTGACGGCTACGACCTTCTCTTTGGAGATCAAGTCGATCAGTATGTAGACCATTTGGTCGACGGCACGCGCAGAATCTATCGCAAGATTCACCTTTTTGTTGTTGGCCACGGCACTCCAGGAGCTTTCGACAAAACAGTCGCTTTTGCGCGTCTGGAAAAAGACGGCTACACCGTTATCGAAGGACTCGGTGAAGGCACTGACAGCGCCAGCCTGCTGACCCTCACTGGAGAATCTGACAACGGTCAGTACGCAGACCTGGACAATTATCTGCACTTTGCCATCCGCGCTGCAGGCCCTCGCTTTCAAGGAGAGCCCGAGAGCGCTTTGTCATCCAGGGGCGGCTATGAGTTCACTGGTGCCTTTTCGGACCGCGTTGGAACGAACGAGTTCGGAACCCTGGTGGCCTACACTCAGGAAATGGCTGACAACAACCGTTGGCTGCGCTTCGGCTTCAGTGACGCCGCAAGAGTCGCCAATGATGTTCCGTATTTCCCTGTAGGCAACGACCACGACGAGACAAAAGGTCTTTTCGGTGGCAGGTTCATGCCCGAAGGAGTTACTGACCTGTTTGACTTCAGCTACAGCGCGGCGCCTTACAGTAACGCCGTTGAGACAGGTGGCTTCCAGTACACGGCTGCAGGCGGCAGCTTTGACCTCAGCGGGTGCAATCCTGGGGATTTTGTTATGATCCGCTTCGACTTCAACGTGGTTCCGCAGATCGCAAACACCACGATCGAAGTTGCTTTGATTTGGCAAACGTTTAACAGTGCTGGCGAAGTTGCAGACATCTTCCCCTTAACGACCCAGCCCATCTTCTACGGCCAAGGCACTGTCGGCAAGGTTTACCTAAATCGCCCCTTACTCACGGCCTACCTGGCCAGTCAGGAAGATGTTCGGGCTCGTGCGCTGCTTGCTATTCGTTCTGACAACCCTGTTCAGATCGCTCCTTTGACCACCCTCTGCACCATTAACCGCTAATCGCCATGACCATCCGTATCGTTCGCAACAGTGACGGCAACTGCATCACTTTTGAGGGGACAAGCAGCCCAGCCTACTGGAACGCTTGCCTTTCAGCTGAAGTTGACGCCACATACCCCTCAAAGGTCAATATAATCAATGACATTGCGACCGCACAAAGCGGAACCACTGTCTACGAATTTTATCAGATCGACTACACAGAGTTCTCCGATGCCGACAACGTGGCCTTCGGAACAGCCGCCGATGCAGCTGCCTACATTACAGCTCAAGGCAATGTCAGCCTAGTTCCCTCTAATCCTGTCTATCAGGGAGTCTGGAACGCTGATACCAATACCCCCACGTTGACCTCCAGTACCCACGCTGGAATTGCTGGCGATTTCTACATTGTCACAGAAGGTGGTGCAACTTCTATCGATGGCACCAACCTTTGGCGTCGCGGTGATCGCATCATCTGGAATGGAACAACCTGGGACAAGGTGTCGTCCACAACCATCGTGGACGCCAACACCCGAACCGTGCTCCTTAATAGCGATCAGACCGTTTTCGCTGATGGCGAATTTGCTACTGCTGATCCCGGCGGTGCTGCTGGCTGGTATTATCGCAACACAGCTGGCAACAAGATCAACTGGTACTTCTACGGCGATACCCCTACCACCGACTACACCCTGGGCGATTTCGGCGGGGCCTACTTTGTTGTTGATATCAAGACCGTGGGCGCCATGCCCTATTGGACTGTCTACACCAAGCCTACTGGGACTGGTGATGCCTCCTGGTACAAGTCTCGGCTGAACTATGTTGACGAGGCTGGCTCCGCAGCATTGGCGGCTGGCAAATACCTGTTCCACACCGCTGGCTTTGATGTTACTGGCATTGAGCCAACCCTGCCTCGTCTGACCCTTCCGACTGGTGGACCTAACAACGCAGGCCCACAGGCTGCCGGTGAAGAGCTGTGGCTGATGGCCTTGAGCACCTCCAGTGGCTACCCCGAAGGTACCAACGAGTTTACTATCGAGAAGGTCGGTATCAAGCTGGGTGCCTACATCAACGCCTACGATCTGGCGAGTGTTCCCACTCTGCCTCCCGCCTACTCGACGTACTATCGTGGTGCATTTTCTGGGACAGCCAACTTCCCCGCGACCGGTCACCTCGATGAGTGGCTGATCGAGACCGTCGAAGACAAGATGTACGTCTGGGATGTCGAAGGTGGCACCTGGGTTAAGACCGGGACCGAGGCCGTGGCTCCTACCGCTGCCGTTAACGACTATCCCTACCAGTACGTCTACAGCTCCTTCGATGGATCTGGCTATGGCTTCGAGAACGCTTATCCCGAAGGCAACTGGATCAACACTCCTGACGGCAAACTGCAGTCCACTGGTGGTAGCGGCGACATCTTGTCCCGTCAGATTAAATTCGCCACCCTGAAGACTCCTGGTGACGAAGTCACCTTCCAGTGCTCCAATAACACCAGCGTCTACTACCGTTACGGTTTCTTTGGTTTGGTTCCTGGCACTGACAACTCTACCCTTTCCTGGAAGGTCGCAGGTCAGCCCGCCAACGGCGTCACCTGGATGGTTAGCGATTCCGCTGACTATGCTCTGATCGAGTTCCAGATGTCCTACATGGAGCCCTACTTCGGTGGCACCACCTACGGATACAATCTGACCGGTCGCCGCAACTCTACTGGTATCGGCTACACCGGCAACGCTGGTGAGCTGCCTGTCACCTTCCGTGTTGCAGACGACTATCGCATCGAGGTCTTCATCGACGGACACTACCACGTTCGTACCGAAGTCGTTCCCGCCAGCGGCGTGGATATTTACTACCACGCATACGGTCAAACCGGTCGTATCCTGGATCAGCCTACCGGATCTGGCTCTAACATCCAGGGCGGTACCGCACCTACTGCCTCTGGCGCTCACTACTACATGAGCGACGCCGTTCCTTCTCGCGTTGAGGCTACTATCCTTGCTTCTGGCAACGGCTATTGGCTATATTCTGACACCGAGCCTTCTGGCCTGGGCTACAACGTTGAGCTGAGCGACAACGAAGCTTCTCAAGCCCGCTGGTCCCGTGTATTCATCGACTACACTGGCATGACGCTTCAAGAGCGTGCAGACGCAACCCTGCCTATCGTCACTGCAGACGAAACTGGACTGGATCGCGTCGAGTTCCTTGCTCGTGGATATTTCCATAGCCTGGACATGACCGTCGAGGAGATCGGTGCTAAGATGGCCCTGTTTGGCCCTGCGCTGAACGCTGCCACTGCTGGCTCTGTCGAGGTTTGCTTGGCACAGCTTCAGGCACTAACTCTCCCTGTCTCCGGTGGTGGTGAAGTCCTGGACTTCAACCCTTACTACTCCGGCTATCGGGCTGGTGGCACTAGCGACACTCGCGCCAACATTCCCACCAGTAGCCAGACTCGCGCTGATTACGGTATTACCGGGCTGCGTTTCTGGGGTCAGGGCACTAGCCTGGGACAGATGGAATTTTACTTCGATTCCAACAACCAACCCAACGCTGCTCTGGACTGGGCTAGCCAGTCTCGTACCATTACGTTCAACGTTCCTGGCTCTGCCGAGGGCTTTGAGGGCACCTTTACCCTGGATCCTTCCGAGGTTGTCTACCAGTCTGGCAGTCAGGTGACCTACAGCAACCCCGACGGTGGTAACTGGAACCACGTTGACGTTGAGGCTATGGCTGAGTGGGCTACAAGTGAAGGCCTGGCCTCTGGCTTGGCTACGGTCGCTTTCGAGGTTCCTGCCCCTACCAGTCCCGCACTGGCACTGGGTGAGGGAGATGTCGTCAACGAGCTGATCAGCATCCTGCAGGAGCACCTGCAGAAGTTCCCACGCTGATCGAATTCCCAACATTCGGCAAACTATGGGGTCTTTATAGGCCCCTTTTTTTATGGCACACCTCAAGAAGCTGCCGACATATTTTGTTCGAGGTAGCGAGCGTCGTACGGCGTACTACACGATTCAGGCAAGAGAGCTTCGCGAAGCTGGTTTTGTCGAGGAAGGTGAAAAGGCTGAAGCTCGCAAGCCAATTGAAAAGCAGCCTGAGATTATCGTCGAAGCTGGCACTACTGCCTATGACTCTACGGATGCCCTGCAAGAGCCTCAAGCTGAAGATGGAGACCTTGACAGCATGACCAAAGCCGAGCTTCTTGACTGGGCTATGGACCAAGGTCATGACCTTAAGAATGCTCTCCCCAAGGCAGAAATTTTTGCAGCTTGCAAGGAAATCGAGTCTTCTCTGTAATTCTCATGGAACTCTAAGATATGGAAATCAATTACTCCTCTGGCCCCCGATATATCGATGGTATCAACATTGATGCTGACGTAAGCGCTAGCGAGCCAAAAATTGTTACTGAGCAAGAGATTTCTGATTCCGTTACGGGCCTCAATGGTCTCGGTTACCAACCAGGACAGGAGAATAAAGATGGCTCACCTATGTGACTGCGAATACAAAAAACAAGCTCGAATGGCCTTGATCTCATATTCTATGGTTTCTTTCGCTTTTGGATGCTTTGTGGGTGCTGCTTGTATAGGTTCTTGGAGTATTTTTTCAGGTAACCTAAGCCAAGACTGCTCGACCCCACCGTGCCTGAATACCTCGCCGGAATTATGATTACGGCCATCCTTGGCTGGGGAGGATTTACCTGGCGGAAGGCCGAGGATGCTATAGCAAACTCAATCAAAGCCAGCGATCGAGTTGATCGACTGGAGGTAAAAATGGCTGAAAATTATCTTACTAAGGACGAGTTTCAAGCTGGAATGGATCGTCTTTTTGTGACCCTCGGGGAAATGAAGGGTGGCATGCAATACTTGACAGAAAGAGTCGACTATCATGTCACAGAACAAGCAGGTGAAAGTAAGCAATTGAAGTCGGAGCTTGAGCGGCTTCGTCATCAAAAATAAAAAAAAGGAGGCTCGAAAACCAATGGCTACCAAGAAACGCTCGTCTGCCGACTTTTATAAGTCAAACCCTGAGGCTTACAAGAAAAAACTTGCTTACGACAAGAAGCGTAATGCAAAACCTGGTCGCAAAAAGTACCGTGCTGAGCTAGCAAAAGAGCGACGGGCTCGGGGTATCATGGGCAAAGGCGGCCCCGACGTCAGTCATGCAAAGGGTGGAAAGTTCAAGCTGGAGAATGCTAGCAAGAACAGAGCCAGGAACGGACACGGTAAGAATGCTCGCCTAGCAGAAGGTGGAGCAAAACGGAAGTCTAAGCCAGGCTACAAGCCTCGTTCTAAAAAGAAAAGCTAATGTCACTCTACAAAAACATCAACGCCAAGAAAAAGCGTATCGCTTCTGGCTCTAAGGAAGAAATGCGTAAGCCTGGTGCTAAAGGCGCTCCTAAGGCTTCTGCATTCAAGAAAGCTGCTAAGACAGCTGAAAAGCCCGTTGGTAAAAAGCCCGCCGCTAAAAAAGGCGACAAGAAGATGCCTGCTTTTCTCAAAAAGAAGAAAAAGTAATGGCAGCTAAGAAGCGAACTCGCAAAAAAGGCCCCAACCTATCTGTAGGCAGGGGCGAAAAGCGCTCAGTAAAACAGGGAGGTGGGCTTACCGCCAAGGGCCGCAAGAAGTATAACGCTGCAACGGGATCTAATCTCAAGGCACCGGTTACAGGCAAGGTCAAGCCTGGTAGTAAAGATGCTAAAAGGCGCAAGTCCTTCTGCGCAAGAAGCAAGAGCTGGACTGGTGAGCGTGGCAAAGCTGCTCGCAGCCGTTGGAAATGCTGAAGAACAAAGCTACTTGGGCCTTTGGAATGCTTGCCTTTTTGATGGTATTCCATCTTTCATTCCTGGGCCTAGGAGCTGCTGGTTGCAGAACTCTTATCCTCAGGGGTCGCGAAAGCATACCTGAGCAATGCACTAATAGCACAGGCATACTTCAAAGAGCAGCTGAAACATACATTGCAATTATACTAGCCTTAATGGCTCCCATCAACGGTAAGTAATCATGCCTTTACCACTTTCAACGGCTAGAGCTGCAAGCAAAAAGAAAGCCCCCAAGAAGGGAGCTAAGAAATCAACCAAGAAGGGATCTTGTAATTGTTCCAAGGGCAAGAAATAAGAATATACCTCCAACGATAACAGTGCTCCAGCTTCGATGCTTGACTGCACTTGGAGCAAGAAGTAACTCCCCTACAACAGTGCAACAGGCCCCTTGTAGTACCATTCCTCTGTCAAAGAACAGGTAGGTGCCAATAAAACAGACGTTAGCCAGGTGGCGCAGGTTGTCACGCCAGTCGGTTTGATAGTTCATGCGTATGGCCACGATGGGTGGACATCACCTTGCCAATCGTCTTCATCCAAAGGCGTTTTGGCTACATATTCTCGCAAAGCTTGTTTCATCTCTTCTAGAGTGATTCCTAGATCGCGAGCCATTAACAGAACGTTATTCTGACCCCTGTAGAGGATCTGTACTGCCTGGTGCATTGTCAGTGTAGGTGGAGCTGATGCCAATAGGGCCTCCTAGGGGCGTTTCACCCTTTTCTTTTTCCCAGTATATCGGTTTCGTCAATTCAACAGGATTAGGGTTCAACTCTTCAATCTGCTTGTCGACGTCGCTCATTGTGACATCTGTTTTGTATTCTAACCAGTAATCAAACCAATTAGAATGAACCCTCTGAAGCCACGGGTTATCTCGGTAGTACCCATGATCCCAGAGGATTCTGATGATCTCAACCGCGAGACCTTGCAAGATCACTTTTTGTCAGTGTCAGAAGAGTGAGGGAAAGCAACGCGAAGTGCTTTGATAATAGCGTCTACAAGACCGTTACCGGCTAAGGGAGTGAAGGGCAGGATTTCGGACGCAATGAAAAGGGTTAGGCCCAGGATTACGGTGACTTCCATGTTTTTTTTTGGATACTGGCCTAGAATACCTACATCGGAATCCTAGCTGACTGCTAAGACGCTATGAAGACTTCTCCTGCTGGTCTTGACCTTATTAAAGAGTTTGAGGGTTTAGAGTTAACTGCCTATCCTGACCCAGGAACAGGAGGCGATCCCTGGACGATTGGTTATGGTCACACCGGACCAGAAGTCAAGCCTGGACTTGTGATCAATATTGAACAAGCTGGAGCGTTATTAAAAAAAGACCTTGCAAGGTTTGAGGAGGCCGTGAATACGCTGATCACTGTTGAGCTAAACCAACACGAGTTCGACGCTCTAGTTAGTTTTGCTTACAACTGTGGTTGGTTTGCTCTTGAGGACTCGACGCTCAGAAAAAGGTTAAATGCAGGCGAAGCAAAATGCTCCGTATTCAAGGAAGAGCTGCCTAAATGGGTCAACGGTGGCAATGGCCCAATGCCTGGGCTTGTGAGGAGGCGTGACGCAGAAGCTCAGCTTGCCTGTAGCCCTATTGGTGCGGCACCAAAGTCGTTCCTGGAAAAAGCTGCAAAATACGACAAAGGCCTACCCCACCAGCTAGAGGCCTGGAGAGGCCTGGAAGCAGCGATTGACCCAATAGTCCTGGAAGTGTTTAAACGCGCTTACAGAGGCTCTCAGAAGCCTATGGCGGCTATCTATCCATTAGATGTCCCGTACTTCTATCAAAGAGACAGCAAAACCGGTCACGGGGAGAGGATGTGCTTCTCCAGCTCTATGGCGATGGCTTTGGATTACGTTAATCCTGACGTGATTCTTGGGGATGACGATTGGTATCTCAACGAAGTGTTCAAATTTGGAGACAGCGTGTCATCTGAGGCCCAAGTGGCTGCAGCCGAGTCTTTAGGATTTACTGTTGACTTCCGCGTAGACGCTAGTGAGGCAGACCTGATAGAACAGCTAGACAAAGGTTTTCCAGTTCCGATCGGCATCCTGCATCACGGCGGAATTGACAGTCCGTCCGGGGGAGGTCATTACATTTGCCTAATTGGCTATGATGATGAGTTTTTCCATGTCCATGATCCCTTCGGAGAGCTTTCGCTAATTAGTGGTGGCTACCCTAAGGCTGGTCCCACTGATGGAAAAAATCAAAAGTACAGTAGAAAGAATTTAATGAAGCGCTGGCTTATTGCTAACGACCACGACGGATGGGGCGTTTTTATTAGGTAAACTTGTTCAGAATTTATCAAACAAGTGCAGCAAGCAGTTCTTTCCTGGCTCCCTGGCTATATGTATGTAAACGGTACCCTTCGGACTACCGGTGGAGCCATTCCTCCTACTTTTCATCTCAGGGAAGATGGAGAGATCATGGCGTATGTTCGCCCAATCTTTGAGGATGGACCAACCATCGGCCTCTTCTTGAAGATGTCTGGCATCAAGGACGCAGTAGAGCGCGGAATTCACTAGGCATCAAAAAAGGGACCCGTAGGCCCCTTCTCTGTTCCCCGAAAGCCCCCACGGCCCTCACGTCATTTTATCACTCTTCGAGGTCAAACTCCAGACCATCGATAGACTCGACCACTTCCTTCAAATATTGGTTGACGTGGTCTTCTTCCCAATTGAACTGGAGCATCAATGCCTCAGCGATAGCGTTGATAGCTTCAGTGTGCTGAGAAGTCCAATCGTCCGTCGCTTGGGCGTGGTCGCGAACCTGGCTAGCGGCGTTTAAGAGATTTAGCTCAGTTTGCTGAAGGGCTAACTCTTGATCGCCTTCCGTGACAGCCACCTGCTCGTAAAGACCCAGCTTCTGCTTGTCGATAAGAGTCATCAGCGCATAAGCGGTCCTGCCGATCAAGCTATTAAGGCTAAGGGCAATGCTCTGGTTGAGCTGAATAAAAAAAGCCGAGACTTGCGCCACGACCTGAAAAAGAAAGTTCTGCATGACTTTACCGCTATACCTAAGTTTACCGCTTTTGTTCCTTGAGGCGTGAAACCAGGACCGAGGTCATGTCTCCTCCCTTTTTAACAGCGCTATAAGCGTAGTCCATTGACAGCACGGATTTATCCAAGAATCCGCGCACGCCTTCAACCTTGGAGCCGTTCCATACGGCCTGACGTCCACGAGTTTTTACGTGCCAGAATTCAAGGTTGCCCTTCCATTTCTTTTCGCCGTTCTCGTCCACCATCTCTTTGCGGACGATCCAAACAGCATGGCTGACATGGGACAAGGCGTCAGTGCCTCGGATCTGGTCAAGAGTAGGTGACTGTTCTTTGCCAACTGAATCCATGCCAACTCGATTCATTTGAGCCAAGACGATCAAGTCGATCTCTAGTTGCTTGGCGCAGCTCATTAGCTTGTAAGCCCGGTCCTCTAGCATTGCAGCTTCCGAAGTGGGAGCGCCTTTGTGGCGGGCCAGCACGTGGAAGTGGTCAACTATAGCGACGCGAAGATCAGGATTCTTGGCTTTCATTGAACGTAAACTGTTGATTACTGAGTCCACGTCAGCGCCCCAAGGGTCTTCGACGAGCAACTTGCCGCCGTTTTCTTGGATAGCATTGGCCGCCATCATGATATTAGCGGAGACGTTTTCGCGAGAAGAGTCTGGAGATTCGATTGACCCGACGGCAGCCCAGTGATGATTGTCATTTGCCACCTGAGTGGCTGCAGCCCAAATGCGAGCATAGATAGCTGTCTTGTCAAGCTCAGCAGAGATAAAGCCGACCTTGAGCCCACCATGAGCCAGGTTTACCGCAGCATAGACACCTAGGACCGTTTTGCCAACACCTGTGCGTGCAGCAAGGGTGAACAGTCGACCACCAGCTGATTCACCGGAGCGGCGTACTCCGCCTTCCATGTCCAGGTCCATAGCAGGAATGCCAGTACTGACAGGAGCAGATTGCTCACGAGCACTCATGATCTGATCAATGAAGGCGATTTTGCCGTCACGAGGGTTGATCAGGTCTTCTACAGCATCGGTAGCATTGCCTTCGTTGCCAACAGAGCCTCGGAGCATGCCCAGGCATCGCATTAGTTCCTGTTGCTGCGCTTCGATGGCTTTCTCTAGCTTGGCGTCAGACTTGATGGATTGACTTGCAAGGTGTTGCGCTTCCAGGAAATTGGCGCGAGCGCGAGCCTGCCGCAACAGGTCAAGGGCAATGCCCCATTCTGAATCAGAGTCGCCATAACGATCCATGGCGCCGTCGTCCGTAAGATCGGAAACTGTTTGCTCGAACTCCAGTTTAGAGCAAAACTTAGTGGTGTTATTCGGAAATGCTGTGATCAAGTGCTGTTTGCTGATCATCGAAGCGCCGTCGGCTTCTCCATTGAAAATCCGGTCGATCAAGCCGCCGATGGAACGGAAAGCGTCATTAGACCACAGCTGGCGTGGCAGGGATTGGCCATGGCTAACACCGACTGCGATGCGCAGGTCAGACCACAGCTCACGAGCCAACCCAGAAGGGCTGCAAAGGACGCGGCATAAAACAATTGCTTCCTGGTCTGTAGTGTCGTCTCCCTCGAACTTAGTGGTGGGCTGAATCTTTTCAATCAACCGGACTAGGCCGAACACAGATTCAGCCTCTTCTTTGCCGACACCAGCAATCTTGCCGTCCTGGGCTTGTAGCAATCCGAGGTCAACTGCGTTCTGGATGTGTGGGGGAAAATTCATATTCAGTTAGCAGTGGGGAGGTATGAAACACCAGCCTGGTGTTCCTTGTAGGTCCAGTGTACCACGCTTCCTTCTTCGTCGCTATAGACATAGAGCGTGTCTTGAGCGGCGGCATCGGTTTCGTGTTTCCAGGCTTCGAAGCGTTCCATAGTGATACGTTCCACCTTCGAGAACTCATGCCCCTTGCTCGCAAACCACTCCAGCCAGGAGTTGTCGTTCGTCCTGTCAAAGCCTGCTGCCTCTGCTTTGTCACCTTGAGCTTCTTGGTACATTTTCTGAGTCTTCTCAAACTTCTTGGGGCTAGGCGTGCCTACACCAAAGATATTGTCGAAAGTTTGTGGGAATTTCTTGTACCAGTCGTTCATCTTGCAGGCGAGCAGGATTTTGCCTAGATACTCTTTCAGATCTTTGCACTCCAGCATCTCAGCGTGCTGCATCAAGACGTCAAGCCTTGCCTCAGGCAACATGCCACGCATTGTCGGGAAGTTGTCAGGCTTTTTGGTGTTCCAGACTTCAACGAGCTCCTTGCGCAGCTTTTGGCGCCCAGACAGTTTGCGCTCTTTCTCTTCAGTCAACTTGACAGGGCTGGACGAGTCAATCTTGAGTTGGTACTGGGACTGCCCAAAGACATTGTCAAGCTTTGCTATGAACCCGCTTTCCGATAAAGCTTTGATCGAGCGCTGCAGGTTGCGAGTGGGAATACCAAGCAAATCAGCCACTTCTGCAATGCTGGCAAATCTATCGGATTCACCGTTGCGGCAAAGGCTACACAAGGACATCCAGATCACCTTGTCCCGATCGGTCAAACTCTCGTGAAGAATGACCTCGTTAGGGATCTGGGTAAAGCGACTTGAGACACGTGGAGGAGTGATGCGAAAAGGCTTCATCGGCATGGGGGCGAAGTACTCACATCTTACCACATGCGCGACAAATGGTGTCGCACAAAACGACAAATGGTGTCGCGTAAAACGACAAATGGTGTCGCACGAGCGCGACAAATGGTGTCGCTATACCTATATACCAATACATTTAGAAAATACTTATCGCGAGGAAGAGCTTTGGAACCTTAAGCCATGGCTGGACGAAAACGACGATTCACCCCTCCCAAGGGTTTTACGCAGTGCTCCAAATTGCGTCGAAACTACGAGGAAAATGGCAAGGCTTTGGGACGTCTCTACCTGTGGTACGAAGATGCCGCTTTGGAGGCCTGGTCGTTCCTCGGTGGCACTCTTGGTCCTCGCTGGATGCTGGAGGTGTATCGATACCACTGGATCAAAGATAACCCGTCGGATTACAAGCGCTGGAGGAATCAGAACTACACCACCCGAAAGGTGTGATAGACTGATTGGGTAATACCTTCCCCGAGGACCCGAACATGGATCTCCCCAACCTTGCAGGCGTCGCTACCAAAGACCTGGTCGAGAAGATCGGAACAGGCAAGTTCAGCGCGGCTTACATCAACTGGTCTCGCACCATGCACCTGCTGCGCGTTAACGCACCGGGCTGGCTGGTTGACTACCTTCCTGCAGAGGATGGCAGCTTGCTCCACAAGGCTCCGGTCGGCGCCTACCTGCTGATTCGCTTTCAGAACATGGAGACTGGTGCTGTTACTCCTGCATTGCCTCAAGCAGTAATGGACCACCGCAACAACGCTATCCCGTTCGACAAGATTACAGCTCGTGATGTAACCGACACCCAGCGTCGCGGCATGTGTATGGCGGCTGCAATGCACTTCGGCCTAGCTTACGAGCTGTGGGCCAAGATGCCTATGGAGAACGGCTACGCTGCTCCTGGAGCTGAAGAGGCCCCAAAGGCCGCACCTGCCGCTACTCCAGCACAGGTCCCCTCTGCGGAGGCTGTCAAGGGGTCTGAGGCAACGGAGGCCACCTTTCGCGAGGCAGCTATTTCCAAAGGCTTCAGCACCTACGCAGTCGACGGCCTCCTTGGGCTCATCAAGGGCGACTTTGCTAAAGGGATCAAGACCGTCGGAAACAAAACAGCAGCCGAAGTCGAAACACTTAACGCCAAGTTTGCCCCAAAAGAAGAGTCCAGCGAAGGCGAGCAGTGGTGATCTCACCGGATTCTTAGAATTTTTTAATGGCGTCCTAGTTGACTAGGGCGTTTTTTTATGCCATACTCTGTACATGACCTTCACGAGGACACGCAAATGACTACCGACCCGATCCAAGCCTGGTTGAACGCTGCAGGACGCTATCCCCTTCTGCCAGCTTCCGAAATACTTCGCCTTGCAAAGAAACGCGACTCCCTGACACCTGGCTCCAAGGAGTACGTCAAGGTGATCAACAAAATCTCAGAACACAACCTGCGACTAGTCCCTGGCGTGGTGCGCAAATACCTGGCCAAGCGCAGTGGTTACAGCATGCGTTCCGAAGTAACCAACGACTTGCTCCAGCAGGGCTATATTGGCCTTCGTCGTGCAGCAGAGAAGTTTGATGCAGCTCGTGGCTTTACCTTCGCTACTTACGCATATACCTGGATATTCCAGTCTGTGACTCGCTGGCATAACTGCAGCGACAAAATGATTTATGTTCCTGAGAACGCCATGACCGAAGTGCTTTATCGTAGGCGCCACGGTCGCCCAAGTAATTCAAAAAACGGACGAATTGGCCTAGAAGCTTTGACCGCTGCAGCCCGGACTCTAGACATCGCTTCCCTTGATCGCAAAATCAATCACGAAGAGAACACACCTTTTTCTGAGCTTATAGGCGAAGAGAACTTGCTCTACAACAACGAACCAGTCGACGACCAGAGAGGTGTTCGCATGCTCTCCGAACTAATGGCCGAGTGCAATATCGCTCCTCGCTCACAAGATGTTGTGCTCAGCTATGCTCGTCGCGGTCGCATGTCGATCGTAGCCTGCAAGCTGAAACTCAGTCCCAAGCATTGCCAGAACCTTTACCAAGAGGCAGTGCGTGTCATGAAGATTGCGATTAAAAACAAAGAGGCTGATATACTGAATAACAACACTACCTCTACGAGGAACTGACAATGGCTGCTATCACAACCGCAGGTAAGGTTACTTGCAAGGAAGGCACCGAAGCTGTGACCGTCCGTGAATTCGGCAACGGTGGCAAGATCGCCAAGTTCAACATGGTCGATCAAGAGTACTACTATGCCAAGAGTGCGGACGACAAGATCGGGCAATTCTACACTTGCGAGGTAAATGGCAAACAAGCTGACATCGTTGTAGATCGCCTACAGCGAGGTGACCGAGTTTGCGTGCGCGGCCAATTGGTTCAGCGTGAGTATAACGGGAAAACATATCTCGATGTTAAGAATGCTTCTGTGACGTTCATGGAGGATCGCCGGGACAGTCCGGCTGGTGGCGGGGAATCTTTGTTCTGATCTAACAGAATGTTTCAGCCTCCCTTTACGGGGGGCTTTTTTTATGGTTATAATGGGTACATCAACCGAGGAGTTTCCCCATGACTTTTGGATTCACTATTGAAGAAGCCGAGATCGCCCCAGGCAGTCTTGGGTTACTGTTCGACGAGACCCCGGAGCTAACTACAGCCGATGTTCGCCCGTTTATCTGGGCAATACTGCTGTACCGAGGAGCAATCCGCACCCACGAGGCAGTAGGAGCTATAACCCCTCTGTGTGGATCCTCTGAGCTGTTTGCTGGCTGGTCTGACGATCTAGACCTAGAAGACAACAGAACCCGCTTAGAGTGGCTTGTGCAGGAGGTTCTTGGCGATATGGTGGCCGAAGGCTTGCTCCGATTAGGAGTTGAAGATCTTTGGGTGCTTAACTCTTCAGAGAAGCACCTGCCTACAGTCATAAAAGCTGTTGCCGGTATTGATGGCAGTCTTCCGGCTCATTACATCCTCGAAAGGGAGAGTCGCTAATGGCCAGGCATGGCAAAAGCCGTAGGGCTAAGCAAAAAAGACAGGCTAGGGAACATGAGTTATGGGCAAAGGACCAGACTCAAGAAGGTTCTGACAAAAGAGCTGGAGAGTTTGTTGTGTTACTATGGCCAAACATGGAGAAAACCAAGCCTATGAACTGGAGTGAAGCGGAGAAGATCTGGCGTAATCACACCGATCGCGCCATGATTTTCGCTAAAGACGACTTTACTTGTAAGACAAGGGAGCCAAACTAATGCAAGTTCTCAAAGATGGCACCGTTAAATACAAAGCTTCTGCCTTAAAAGCAGCTGAATGGTATCAGCAGGAACCTTTGCCCATGAGGTCTATGCGGAAAGGCACTCGTGTTAAGGTGTTTTGCGGTGCTGGCTGGGACAAGGGTAAAGTGATAGAATGGAAATCAAGCGGGATTACCGTTTACCTTGATCGACGGAAGAAGACAATCTGCTGTCGAGACAATAGAAACATCAAAATTGAGGATTCCTCCAAATGACCCACGACCCAATCAACAGCCCTGCTCACTACGCTGAAGGCCGACAGTACGAGCCCATCGACGTCATTGCCGATTGGGAGTTGAACTACCACCTCGGTAACACTCTGAAATATATCAGTCGTGCAGGCCGCAAGCAGAATCAGTTGGAAGATCTCAAAAAAGCGCGTTGGTACATCGACAGGGAGATTCAGTCCTTGGAGCAGCCAGTGCCCTTTGAAGCTACTTATGAGGACATCGTCCAGGGATTGGTCGACAATGCAGTACGAGGCTACGAGGAGCCCTTCTACTATGGAGAGACCCGTGACGTTGATGAGCAACCTTTGCCTGGCTGGGACTCTGATGAGGACTACATGTGGGACCCTTCTCTTGGACCTGTAGAACTGTCAGAAGCGGAAGTCAGTGAGATCCTTCGCAATCGGAATATCGCTGACGCGGAACCCGACGAAATCATCAAGGTGATCGAAAAGCGTGGTTTTCTGATAGGAGTCAAGGCTAATGGGAACACTTGCGTCTTGAGAGAGGACGGAGGAGGCTGCGAGTGATCTGCCTTGCAGTTTTACCTTTACTGCAGTTGCTGGGGATCTCTTTCGGGATCCTTGGTATCTTAGCGGTACTGGCATTCCTGGTTGATGATTACACTGGAGATATTCCACCCTCTGTTTAGCAAGGCTCGCCCTCGGGTAACATCCAAGGGCACTTTTATGCCAGCGGCTTACAAGAAAAACCAAAAGGAGCTCCTTGAGAAAGTTAAGGAGCAATATAGTGGGCCTCCTCTGCAGGGGCCCCTTCGCGTTGAAATGGAGCTGTATGGCGAAGGCCGAGCTGACATTGACAACGTCGTCGGAGCTTTCTTTGATTCGGTCAACAAGGTCCTGTGGGAAGACGATCGGATCAGTATCATTTCCGAGTTGTCTGTTCGTTGGACTAAGTGCAAGAAAGAACACAGCACCTGGCATGTAAAGGTCATCGAGATTGGTGAAGAGCAAGAGGAATTGCCGTTCTGATAGAATGAGCAATATGCCTAGCTACCTGTGACTGCTGAAATCGCTTACAACCAGAGTGACTTTGCCTACCGGAAAGAGCCTGGAGTCAATCAGTCTAGTTTAAAGAAGATTTTAGACAGTCCCGCTCATTACCAGGCGGCTTTGAAGTTTAAGATGATTCCAACTCCCGCGATGGAGATGGGTACAGCAACTCACTGCTTAGTCCTGGACGGGGAGGATGCCTTTAATGGTTCTTACTTAAAGAAACCCGATAACATTAAATTAACTACCAAGGAAGGCAAGGAATGGAAGGCCAGCGCTGGTCGAAAGAAGATCCTGAGCACTGGCGGCAAGGATGATCCATGGAATAGCGTGCAGGGAATGGCAAAGAGTCTAAAGCGCCTTGAGTGGTACGCAGGAGAGGATGCAGAGTACATCAAACGCAATGAGGTCTCCATCTACTGGGACTGGCATGGAGTGCGCTGCAAGGCCCGTCTGGATAGCGTATTGATTGAGGAGGGAATTGTCCTTGATCTCAAGACTACGGACACAGTTGACTCTGAGTTATTTACCAAGAAGGTAGTGGGGCTCGGCTATGACTTCCAGGCCGCATTCTATGCTAAGGCAGCCGAAGTAGCCTACGGTAAGCCATTCCGGTTCCTGTTTGCTGCTGTAGAGCGCAAGGCGCCTTATACAGTCGATCTCTTCGAGGTTGACGAGGAGATGATGGCCGAAGGTCTTAAGAAATGTGACTCAGCCATCAGGATCTATGCAGATTGCATGGAGAAAGGCGAGTGGCCAAACCGTGAGCCCTTGATTCATCAGCTGAGCTATCCGTCTTGGTACAAGGCGTATGATAA